CCGACTGGATCCGCGGATGGTTCCGGCGATGAGCGACGAGATCGCCCGCGCCCGCACCGCGTTCGCCTCCGCGTTCCCGCTGGACGGCCCGCACACCGCGGAGCAGATCGTGGCGGCCGCCGACGTGATCGGCGAGCTCACCCGCTACCTCAACTACGCGACCCGCGCGCGCGGCGTGCTGGACCCCGCCGACCTCGCCGCCGTGCTGCTCGCGCTCAACGACGCCGACGGGAAGCGCGATCAGCTGTACCGGCAGTTGTCGAACCTGAGTGTGGCGTTCGGTGAGCTGCCCGGGCTGTACGACGACCGTGGCGGTGACCCCCGTCAGGTGCTCGCCCGGATCAGCCAGGAGCTGCTCAACGCCCGGTCCTCCGCGGAGTCGCACCGCGTGGCCGTCGGCCGCGCCGCCGGCGCTGCCTCGCAGCTCGGGGCGGACCCCGAGTGAACGCCGCGGAGCAGGACGAGGGGATCCACGACCCCTTCAAGTTCGGGCCGTCCATGCTGGCCGTCGGGGACGCCGCGGTGTACTGCCCCGGGCACGGCTGGGCGCAGCGGGCGACGGTCACCGGCGTCACTGAGGGCCGGATGCACTACCTGGTGGAGACACCCGCCGGGGACGTCGGGTCCGGTTGCTGGCACTCCGAGCTGCACAGCCCCGCCGAGTTCATCGCCCGCGGCGGCCGCGGCGAGCTGGGCCCGACCGTGATGGCCGCGGTCGCCGACGTCCGCGACCGCGGGCAGGGCGGCGACGTCGCCGCGGTGTGCGCGCTGCTCGAGCCCGCGACGTTCCCTCCGGATCCGGCGCTGTGACCGGCCGGCACTGCGAGGTCGGCGAGCGCGCCGTCTGGACTCATGAGCTCGCCGGCGGCCCGGGCCGGCCGCGGCGGAAGGTGCGCACGCCCGGCACCGTGCAGGCCGTGGACGTGCCGAACCTGCCGCCCGGGGTGAGCCTGCGGTTCGACAGCCCGGACCCGGCCACCGGCGCCACGGAGTGCTACGGCACCCACGACGAGATCCGGCCCGCCCGATGACCGACTACCTCGCTGGCGAGCTGCTCCCGGTCGCGCACATCGACGGGCACGGCGAGGTCGCCGTCAATGAGGTCCCGCTGCAGGAACGGCTCCGCAGCGAGTGGCTGCTGTCCAAGCGATCCGACAACACCCGCGCCGCCTACGGCCGTGACCTGGACGTCTACCTCGCCTGGGCCGATGAGTTCGACATTGACGCGCTCCGCCCGCCCCACGTCGCCCTGGACGGCTACCGCCAGTACCTGCGCTCCGGGGGGACCGGGCGGAACCTCGCGGACTCATCCGTGGCGCGGATGATGTCCGGGGTCTCCTCATTCTTCCGGTTCTGCCAGCGCCGCTATCCGCACCTGGTGCCCGGCAACCCTATGGACGCGATCGAACGGGTGTCCGTGCCGCAGGGGTCGGCGACCGTCGGGCTGACGCGCGAGCAGGCCCGCCGCGTGTGCGACGTCGCCGAGCAGTCCTCCGCGTGGGATCACGCCGTGGTTCGGATCCTGCTCCACACCGGGGTGCGGGTGTCGGAGCTGGTCAACGCCGGGACGTGGGATCTGCGGCGGATCGGGGACGACGGGCTCGCGCTGTCGGTGCTGCGGAAGGGCTCCCGCCCGGACCGGGTGCGGCTGCCCGTCCCCGCCCGGGACGCGCTCGCCGCGTACCTCGCCGGACGCACCGGCCCGCTGCTGCAGGGGTATGACGGGAAGGGTCGCGCGGACCGGCATGAGGTGTACTACCGCCTGCGGCTGGTCGGCGCCGCCGCCGGGGTGTCCGGGCTCCACCCGCATCAGCTGCGGCACACCGCGGCGACGCTCGCGCTGCGGGCCAAGAACCCTGCCCCGATCACCGACATCCAGAAGATGCTGGGTCACGCGCAGCTCGCCACCACGCAGCTGTACGCGGAGGCCGCAGAGGACGCCGGCGGCCGCGCCGTCGACGTGCTCGCCGCCGAGCTCGCCCACGACCCGGAACGGGACGGTGAGCCGGTATGAGCCGCCCGGAGGAGTGGTCTCTGGAACAGTTCGCCCGGGCGTCTCGCGAGCCTTCACCGACGGGCGCGACGGTCGACAGGATCGTGCGGGATGTGCTCGCGCGGCACGGCTTGCGGCACCCGCGGGCCCCGGTCCGCTGCCTGGGGAAGCTGGCATCGTGTCCGCCGCCGGGCGAGCACTGGCGTGGGGACTACGGGTTCTGGCGTGGCACCGTCTGGTGGTGCACCGCGGCTGGCAGCCCTGGCAGGTGGGAGGAATCCCCGCGCCCGGTCGAACGGCAGCCCCGCCCGGAGCTACTGGTCACGATGCCGGATGGGATGAGCGATGCGGACGCCGCCGACTACATCGGACGGTTCCGTGAGCGCAACATCGGCGCCGTGACGCCCTGCGTGGTGAGCCCTGGCGCAAAGTTCACCGAGCTGCCGCCGATGCGTCGACCGGACAAGATCGAGCAGCGCGAGCAGATGCCGACGGGCGCGGAGTTCATCGCGCGCGACGATCGGGACCTGTCGGAGGTGCTGCAGCTGCGGTGGACGTGGGGCGGCGCGCTCGCCGGCGGGACTCTCGCCGGGGTGTACCTGGGTCCCGCGATCGGCGCCAACCCCGCGCTGCTGGGCCTGCTCCCGCTCGCCGCCGTCATCGGCTGGCTCGCGGTCGCCGCCTACGTGTTGGGGATCGTGCACCTCACGGAGTGGCGGCGACGCCCCTGAATTTCCTACGGAGACAAGGAGATCCGTCATGACCGCACCGACTCCCAACCCGATCAGCGAGGGCGGGAAGCCCAACCCCGGCACCAAGCCCGACGGCCGTCTCAAGGCCAACAAGGGCAAGGGCGGCGGATCGACCGGGAAGGCCGGCAAGAGCGGCGGCGGGAAGAAGTGACCGGGCTGCTGCGGGCCGTCGTGGTGGCGGTCGCCGACGTCGCCGGGCTGCTGTTCCAGCTGCTCGCCGGCACGGTCGACCTGCTGGCGGACCGATGAGGCCCGATCTGCTCGCCCTGTTCGACGCCTACACCGGCCAGCAGGTCACGGACTGGACGAACGCGCCCAAGGGGCAGCGGGTGGATCTCGCGCTGCCCGCCGGGTCCCTGTTCGTGAAGGTCGGGGTGAAGCCCACCCGCGGGGAGGTGCGCTACTCCCGCGCGCTCGAGCGGCGGCCCGGGGATCTGGTGTCGGTGGAGCCGGAGCAGCTCGCCGCGATCAAGGCCGGCCGCGACGTAGTGATGACGTGATGGTGGCGCAGCACCCGCACCAGTTCGGGGAGGGCCCCGCCGCGACGGTGCGGATGGTGACGTGTCCGCGCTGCTCCGCCCGCAACGTCGTCCTCACCCCGCAGGGCCGGCTCACGCTGCACGCCGAGCCGGAGTCCCGCAAGAAGTGTCAGGCCACCGGGCTGCTGCCCGACGATGCGGCGTGATGGCGGCGCGGGCCGCGCTGCTGCTGCTCAACGGGCCCGTGCTGGTCGCCGGGACGGTCGGCGGGTTCTGCGTGGCCGGGGACGCCGGGTCGCTGGCCGGGTTCCTGCTCGCCGTCGCCGCCGTCGCCTGGGCGGCGTGGCTGGTGCGGGACCGTCAATCCGATCGGACGGACCGTCCGGGATCGTAGGATGCGGGCGTGCCCGACATGCTCCCGCTGCGCCTCGCCCGGCCCCGCCGCCGGGCGGCGCAGTGGTGGGCGCCGGGACGCCCGATCCACCCGCCCGACCCGTCCGGCGACTACACGGTGGCCGACGTCGTCCTGTCCGACCGACGGCCGTGCTGGCACCGCCGCGACCCCGACGACCTGGCCCCGGAGGACGGGGCGATGCGGTGGACCCCCGACCAGCCCGCAGTGAGGTTCCGATGATGAGCGCAGAGCTCGGCGAGACGGTCCGGGAGGACGCGGCGGCGATGCTGCCCGACCCGGACGGCCCCGACGGCAACAAGGGCGTCGTCACGTGCGTCCTGTGCCAGTCCCCCGGCTGGCTGATGGATGCCGACGACCGCGGGTTCCGCATCCTCCACTCCGGTCGGGCGTTCGCGTGCAGGCCCGCCCGATGAGCGGCGAGCAGCGCGCCCCGTGGGAGTTCCCTGCCGCGTTCTGGCAGGCCGTGGAGGCCGCGTGGCAGGCCGTGCGCGAGGTGTACGACGGCCTGGGCGGCGCGGAGGGTATCGCCGCCATCGTCGCCGCCAAGGACGCCTGGGAGGCCGACCACCCCGGGATCCGCTGGGGTCAGCAGTGCCACTGCATCTGCGGCCCGGCCCATCCCGACCGGCGCGACGCCTGCACCGGCGACGCCGACACCCTGATCCGCCGCGTGTACGCGGGCGAGCCGTACGACCTGCCCGTCTGTTCGGGCTGCTCCACCGCGATCCTCGCCCACGCCTAGAGACCCCCGGGCCGCCCGCCAAGCAGCCCGGTCAGTTCCATCCCTCCCGCCCCCACACCCGGAGGAAGCCCCTCATGGACACCGACCCGATCGCCGACGACGACCCGCAGGTGCAGGAGTACCGCCGCAAGGCCGGCGAGCTCAACGGCACCGCCCCCCGCAAGAGCGGCGCCGACCCGCGCCCGGGCCCGCCGTGGTCCCCGCCGCGACGCGAGCCCGCCCCCCTGTTCGATGACTCCCCCACGGTCCGCATGGACCAGCTGGTCCCCGCCGTGCAGGCGATGATCGCCGCCGACAACGCCCGCGACGCCGCGCAGGCCCGCCGCACCGCCCGCACCTGGGCCGTCGCCGGGGTCGTCGTGGTGCTGCTGCTGTGCGCCCTGGTGGCGTGGCTGGGGTGGCTGTGGCTGGCCCACCGGGGGCAGGCGTGACCGCGGCCGCCGTGCTCGAGGACGCCGCCGCGGCCGCCGACGCCGACCGGGCCCGCCGCCGCGCCGAAGCCGCCGCCGACTGGGCGCGGCTCGCCGGGGCGCTCGCCCCCGGACACCGCGTCCCCGACGGCTACGTGGGCGCCACCGACCTGTGCGAGCGGTCCGGGCTGACCTACCGGCGGGTGGACTACTGGACCCGGCAGGGCTACCTGTCCGCCGTGCGCGGCACCCCCGGCTCCGGCTGGACCCGCATCTACCCGCTGTCGGAGGTCGCGGTGGCCCGTCGGATGCGGCTGCTGGTCGACGCCGGCATGAACCCCGAACCGGCCGCCCGCGCTGCTCGCGCAGGCGGCGGCGAGATCGGGCCCGGCGTGCGGGTCGTGTTCGATCGGCCCGCCGACCCGCGAGGGGGTGAGTGGGGATGGCTCGCGACCGTGCTTGGCTGCCCGTCCGCCTGACCGCACTGGTCCGCGCGGTGCTCGCGCTCGCCCTGGCGGTGCTGCTGCGCGCCGCCGCCGAGCTCGCCGGGCTGCTACTCGCCCGCGCGGTCCCGCTCCGCGAGCCGGAGCAGACCGTCCAGCACCGCGAGGAACACACCCAGAAGCTGGGCGCGGTCGTCCGCGTCGCCAACCCCAGCCTGCGCCTCGCGCCGGGACAGCCGGTCGACCCCGACCAGATCGCCGCCACCTACGCGGCCGCCCGCCGCTACCAGGCGAGGCGCTGACCGGCCACGTTCCGCGGGTCCTCCCCGGGATCGACGCCCCACGGGGATAGGGTTACACGGATGTAGTTCTCCGGCCGCGGAGAGTGCGGGATGGATGAGGGTGCTGGACACACCCCCACCCCGCGCGCACCGCGGCCCTCCGCGACCGTTGACGACGAACACCAAGGACCGCGATGCAGCACCAGTCTAAGCAAGGCCCGCAAGATCCCCCCGACGACACGGCGAAGGGCGCGCGGGTCATCCGCATCGGTCGCCGTCGCATCGTCACCCTCGCTCAGGAGGTCGTGCCGGAGCTCACCGTCGAGGAGCTCGGCGCGGCCGTGATCGCGCTTGCCTGGATCAACGACATCGAGGACGGCAAGCGTGAGGACTTCGACCCGGAGGACCTCGCGGAGCGCATCGGCTGCTCCGCGGAACACGCTGCCAAACTGATGGTCACCCTGCACTCACAGGGGATCATCTTCTGGGGGCAGGGTCCGTTCCCTGCCTGGGCGTACCCCGATCTGGACGACGACGAGCAGCCCGTCCGCGCCCCCGCCCCGCCGCCCCCGCTGAGGAGCCTCGAGCTACCTCCGGAGTGGAGCGGGCCGTGGCCGTTCGGGAGTCGCGGCGAGCTGCCTCCCCCGCGCGCCAACGTCGCCTACGCGCTGTACGGGGTCGACAAGCGGTGTCTCTACGTCGGCAGCACCAACAGCCCGACCGCTCGTATCGCCACTCACGCCGGCAACGGCCGGGAGTTCGTCCGGTGGGAGGCGTACCGCTGCGAGAGCAGGGAAGCGGCATACGCGTTCGAGCATGCCCTGAACCTCGCGCTGCGCCCGACCGCCAACCCGCGCTCTGACACGCTCGCGCAGTCCGCCTACGCCCGGGCGGTGGCCGGATGACCAACGCGACCGGTGGAGCCATCACCTACAACGCGACCCGGGACAAGGGCATCCAGCTGATCCAGCGGGACGTCCTGCAGGACAAGCGGCTGTCGTTCCGTGCTCGCGGGATCCTCGCCTACCTGCTGTCGCTCCCCGACGGCTGGCGCACCTCTGCCGCGCAGCTCTCCAAGGAGCTCAAGGCCGCGGAGAGCGCCGACGCGAAGGCCAAAGAGGGCCGCGAGGCGGTCGAGCGGGCGCTGCGCGAGCTGGTGACGGTCGGGTATCTGGGCCGTGAGCGGGTGCAGGGGGCGGGCGGCACCTGGTCAACGGTCTGGATCTACGGCGACGACCCGGCCGTAGTCGCCGAGGCCGTCGCCGCGGAGGTCGCCAAGCGCCGCCGGAGCCTCAACAGCGCATGAATCCCCTGGTGGGGCCGGAAACGGCCTGCCGGGGCTCGGTGCGCTTCTTGACCGGGTACGGGATACCGGGGGTCGGTCATCCGGCTTCCGGTGAACCGCGCCCCGGACGGCCGGAGGCTGGTCAACCGACGTCGGTCCGCCAGGGCTTATAGAGAGTGACCAGAGAGAGTCGATAGAGATGGCTCGCCGCTCCGCGTCTCGCTAAGGGCACGGCTCGCAAGCTCGCCGGCTGCCGCGGGCCGCTCCGCGACCCTTGCCACTGAATGGATCTACCGCGGCCGCCGTAGCGTCCCCGGCTCGCCACTTGAGTTCGCGGGGTGAGTTCCACACGCGCGTGTGCGCGCGAGCGGCCGGGGGGAGGTCGTCAAGTGACGGCGGAGACGTTCCGGGCGCTGCTGAGCAGTCCCGCCCCGGCGGAGGTCGTGATCGTGTGTCACCCGGAGGACCGGGCCGCGGTCGTGGCGCTTGCCGCGGGCGGGGTGCGGGCGGTGCGGGTGCGGGCCTCGCCGACGTGCCCGGTGGGCCAGTTGGTGGTTCTGGACCCGGAGTCCACGCCCTCGAGCGTGTTGGAGCGGTTCCTGTAGGAGGTGCTGGGTATGGCCCTCCCGCGCGCGCGGAGGGTGTTCTGGGCGGTCGAGGGCCGCCCGTCGCGGTGACTGCGCCCGGGGGCCGCCGGGCGGTGTCGCGCGTCGTGGACGCCCCCCTGGATCGTCTGGCCCGGCTGCGGCAGCTTCAGCAGGATCTCGATGACGTGAGGGCGCGGCGGCTGTCGCGCGTGGACGCCTTCAAGCTGCTGGGGTTCTCCCCGAACTGTGCTGTGCAGCACGACGCGGTGCGGGATCAGCTGCTCGCCGCCGGGGTCGACGCGGCCGATGTAGAGGCGCGGACGGTGGAGCTGCTCCGCGACCCGCGCGGAGCTGCCGCGGCCGGGGTGGTGATCCCGCCGCGCTGTGGGGGGTGTCCGCAGGAGCGGTTCATCGACCTCCCGGACCAGAACATGGACGTGCTGTACGGCGGCGCCGGCGGTGGCGGCAAGAGTCATGCCCTGCTGATGCTGGCGTTGCGGGCCTGCACGAAGTACCCGGGTATGCAGGTGTTCTGGTTCCGGCGCAGCTTCCCGGAGCTCAACCAGTCGGTGTTGCGGCTGCTCGCCCGCATGGGCCACGCCCGCGTGCTGGGTGCCCGCTGGGACGGCTCCAAGTACGAGCTGCGGTTCGCGAACCGGTCCGTGCTCACGTTCGGGCACGCGAAGAACCTGCAGGAGGCCTCCGCCCTGTCGTCGGCGGAGATCAACCTGCTCATCCTGGATGAGCGGACGACGATCCCGCCCGACGTCGTGGAGTTCCTCTACACGCGCGTGCGGTCGGGTACCGCCGGCGTGCCGTGCCTGGGGGTGCGGTCCGCGTCCAACCCCGGGTTCGTCGGACACCGGGTCGTCAAGGAGGGCTGGGTCGACGCCACCGACAACGGCGCGATCGAGCTAGTCGACAAGGCGGGGCGGCGCCGCATCTTCATCCCGGCGAAGGTGTCGGACAACCCGATGGTCGGGGACTACGCGGAGGCCCTCAAAGGGATCTCCGACCCGGACCTGCGGCGGCGGATCCTGGACGGGGACTGGCAGGTCATGCCGGACGGGGCGTTCCCGGACTGGCACCGCCACAACCACATCGACGCCGACACCGGCCAGCAGGTCGGCGGCGTGGTCGTCCCCGCGTTCGAGCCGCCCCCGTCGTGGCCGCGCACGGGCGGGCTGGACTACGGCTGGACGGCGCCGTCGGTGTACGAGCTCGCCGCCCGCGACCCGGACGGGCGGCTGTGGGTGTACCGCGAGCTGGTCATGGTGCAGGTGCCGGAGCAAGAGCAGGCCCGCCGGATCGCCGCCCTGGAGGACGCCTACGTCGGGGTGCGGGCCGCTGACCCCGCCATGTGGGGCCGCACCGGGTCGGCGCTGCCCCCGGCGTCACAGTTCGCGATCGCCGGGACCCCGCTGTCCAAGGCCGACAACGACCGGTTCGGCGGCAAGCAACGGGTGCATCAGTACCTCGCGCTGGCGCCGGCGTGCGCCCATCACCGGGCGCAGGGGCTGGCGCTGTGCCCGATGGTGCACGTGATGGAGTCCGGCTGCCCGGAGCTCATCAAAACCATGGAGTCGCTGCCCCGGGACACCAAACGCCCGGAGGACGTCGACACCGAAGCGAATGACCACGCATACGACAGTTTCCGGTACCTGTGCATGGCGGTCGGCACGGCCCCGCAGATGATCTTTGACGATGACGTGCCGCTGCACGGGGTCGTGGATCGCGGCGGGATCGGGTTCGCCGCGCAGGAACTGACGATCCCCGCGCACACCCCGACGCCGGAGACCCCCGGCGTGGCCAACCCGGCGGCCTGGCGCGAGCCGGAGCCCGCGGAGGACTGGTCGCAGGTCTGATCCCCCCTCGCGCGGCTGCTCGCCCCTACTAGCAGGAAGGGGGCGGCATGGCGTTCTGGGCCAGTGTGTGGGACGCGATCGCTCCACCGATCGACACCGACCAGGGCTCCGTCCCGTTCGGGGAGGCCGCGGCCGGGGCCCGCACCACCCCGGGCGCCGCGGCCGTGTCCGCCACGCAGGCCCCGGCGACCGTGGCCCGGCTGGGGTTCGACTCCGATGTGCCGTGGGGCGGGGCGAACAAGATGCAGCCCGGCGGGGACTACCCCGACGGGCGCGCCAACTTCATGAGCAGCCTCTACACCGCCTACGTGGGGTGTCCGTGGCTGGCCGCCCCGATCGACGTGATCGCCCGCACCGTCACCGCCGGGGGCGTGCAGATCACCCCGACCTCCGAAGCCGACGACCAGACCACCGCGGATCCCCCGCCGCAGGTGCAGGCGCTGCAGCAGCTGCTGGATTTCTGCAACCCGCACATGGACATCGTGCAGCTGCTCCGCGGCGTCGTCGTGGACCTGGGGATCTACGGGGACGCGTTCCTTGAGGTGGTGTGGCTGCTGGGGCTGCCGGTCGCCCTGTTCCCGCTGGACCCGGCCACGATGAGCGTGGACGCGGACGAACACGGCGAGGTCACCGGCTACGACCAGGTGCTGGACACCCGGGAAGTCCACTTCGAGCCCCACCAGATCATCCACATCTCGATGGACGCGCCGAAGGGCTCGCTCTACGGCATGGGCATCGCACAGAAGGCGCTGCTGCCCACGACGGTGTGGCTGTTCACGGAGGCCTGCATCAAGGAGACGATGCGCCGCGGCGACCCCCCGCACATTCACGTGGACTGGCCGCTCGCGGTGCAGCCCGACGACGTGCGGGCGTGGCGGGGGCAGTACCGGGCCCGGAACCTGGGGCCGCAGAACATCGGCAACCCGATCACGACCCGCGGCGGCGCGACCCTGACGGAGCTGCAGCTGGGGAAGCTGTCGGAGTACCTGGACATCCAGGTCAGCTCGCGCGACACGATCCTGTCGGTGGCGGGGGTGCCGCCGGCGAAGGTCGGCGTCATCGAGTCCGGCAACCTGGGCGGCGGCACCGGCACCAGCCAGGACAAGACGTTCCGCAACAACACGTGCGGGCCGGTCGCGAGCATCGTGCTCGAGAAGCTCAATTTCTCGCTGACCCGCGAGGCTTTCGGCGTCACGGACTGGGAGATCGGGTTCGTGGACGTCGACTGGCGCGACGACACGGCCGTGGAGGAGATCCGCGACAAGCGGCTCCGCAACGGGTCCTGGACCTTGAATGACTACCTCACCGACCTGGGGAAACCCACCGTCGGGGAGGAGGGCGACGTCCACGCGCTGCTCACCACCAAGGAGATCCTCACCTGGGAGCAGCTCGAGCAGTACGCCCAGGGCGTGGTCGACGGCATGCAGGCCAAGACCGACCAGGCCGCCGCCGCCACCCAGGCCGCCAAGGATCAGGCGCAGGCCGCCAAGGACCGCGCGGACGCCGCCAAGACGGCGGCCGCGAACGGCGCCGCAGTCGCGGCGCCGGAGCCCGGAGCGCCGGGCACGCCACCGCAAGGCTCGCCGCCGGGGACCCCTCCCAGCCCGGCGGCGGGCACCCATCCCGCCGGCTCCGCGCCGCCCACTGAGTCCTCCCCCGTGCCGCGGGCGTGGACACGGAAGGTCGCGGAGCAATACCGGCAGCTCATCGCCGCCGGGAAGGAGTGAGCCCGGTGTCCGAGCACATCACGCGCGCCGAGTTCTACGGCGAGCTGCGGAAGTTCACGACCTGGGTCAACCAGATCCAGACCGATCTCCGGCACCGCATGGGCCGGTTGGAGCGAGAGGCAGGAACCATCGTGGGAGAGCTCACCGACGAGGTCGGCGTGCTGGAGGGCCTGGTCGCCCAGGTCGAAAGCGCGCTGGCCGCACAGGCCGACAAGATCCAGGCGCTGACCGATCAGGTCACCGCCGACGACAACGCGTCCGCGCAGGCCAAGGCGGACCACCAGGAGCTGGTCGACGGCCACGACCGGCTCGCCGCGGTCGTGCAGGACCTCCGCGACCACCTGTCGGTGCTGTCGCCGGACGCCCCCGCCGGGGACGTCGTCGCCCCGGCCCCGGGCAGCACCACCACCGCCCCGGCGGACGGCGGCTCCGGCGGCTCCGGCATGGCCGCCAACACGCCGTCCACCGACCCGGTCCCCCCGGGCGGCGAGACCGTCACCGTGGACCCGACCCTGCCCGACGGCACCGCCCCGACCGCCGCGCCGCCCGACGCGACCGCCGGGCCCGGGCAGGGCGACCCCAACCCGTCGCAGCCGGTGTCCCCGGACCAGGCCGCGCCCGTCGTGGACCCGTCCGCCGACCCGTCCGCCGACCCTGCCGCCCCGGCCCCCGCGGAGGGCAGCGGCGGCGACCCGTCCGCGCCTGACGGCACCACCGGCGGCCAGACCGCCTGATGGCCGACGCGACGCCGCCGCCCCCGCCTCCACCGCCCACGGACCCGCCGCCAGCGGGCCCGTTGACGGCGGAGCGGGCGGCGGTGTTCGTCCGGAAGATCATCTACTAGCCGGTCGGGGAGGTGGGGGTCAAGATGGCGGCCCGCACCTCCGCCCAGCTCGCCGCCGCCCGCGCCAACCTGGCGAAGGCCCGCGCGGCCCGCAGGGGGAAACCCGCCAGCGCCCGCCAACGCGCCGCGGCCCGCGCCAACCTCGCGCACGCCCGGGCCGCGGCCAAGGGCAAGCCCCGCACCGCCGCCCAGCTGGCGGCCGCGCGGGCGAACCTGGCCCGCGCCCGCCTCGCCGCCCGGGGTCGCCCGCGGTCGTCCCGGCAACTCGCCGCGGCCCGGGCGAACCTGGCCCGCGCCCGCGAGCTCACCCGCGGTCGTCCCGCCACCGCACGTCAGCTCGCCGCCCGCCGCGCCAACCTGGCGCATGCCCGGGCCGCCCACGCCGCCCGCGCCCGGGCGTCCGGTCGGGCCGGGGCACACGCCACCCGGGCGGTCGCCCGCCCCGGCACCCGCCGACACACCCGCACGTCCACCCGTCGCGGGGCGCGAGCCCGGCGCGTGTTCATCCACGTCCACGCAGGCCATCACCAGCATTCGGTGCACCACGCCTACCACTGGGA